CTGCTCTAATTCCTCAATTATTTGCTTTCTATACTTATCCTCTTGAATAAATATTTTAGAGTCTTTAACAGCTTCTGCAAAGTACCAGTAACATTGAGTTTTTAAATTTCTAAAGTTCTCCGTTTTACCGTGCATCTTTATTGGCTTCCCATTATTGTTAAATGGAGTTGCTCCTACTAAATTTCCTAACTTTGTTGATGCCCTTGTAAATGTCTGCAATCCATCAGCATCATATATCACATTTTTCAAAGGCACTCTATTCTCTATTCTTAACTCATTTATCTTCTTGCTCACCATCGTATCGTCAATCTTATCAATGGCAATTATCTTTAATGCTACAAATCCTGCCCAGATCACAATAACAAACTTATCCGAACCTGTATACGCAATATCACAAGTCATATACCTGTCTTGAGTAGGCTTTATAAACTCATTGGTGTACAATCCAAGAATATCTGAATACTCAAACATCGCATAAGGGTTATCATCAAACTCCCAATTACCATACACAAGCCTTTGAACCTCGTTATGGCTTAATATTTTCATTAAGTTAGGAACGTAATCAACTGGCAATGTCTTATTATCTGTTGGCAATGCTTGAATGAACTTCATGTGATTAGGAATAGTTCCATCAATTGTAGCCTTATAATAATCCTTGTACAAGTAATTCTTACTCGGATTACAAGTCTGCAATAACTTTGGAGTTAAATCATATTCTGTATTCTTCCATCTGCCAATAGATGCTTGTAAGTTATTCTTACACTCAATGTCAAACTCCCCAGCTTCTTCTATCCATCCACGAGTATTCTGCATACCTCCAAATCGCATATAGTTCGGGTCTGAAGGCAAATACTTCGCATCAATCAAAAATATCTTAGACTTATTATGAAACTTGAAATAGTTATCTTGACCATTGAAGCTATAATAATCCTCCGTTATTCCCCATCCACTTAAAACCTCTTGAATAGAAGGAATAGTAAACTTACGTAAATCTGCTAATGTCTTTCTCGCAATAAAATAATGCGTTTCAGGGTACATTAGTGCATCTGCACATATCAAAGAACAACCTATGAAAGTCTTTCCACTTCCTTTTGAACCTCCATAAACAATATCAATGGTAGTTTTATCAGTCCAAGCCTTTATAGCTTCTAATTGCTTTAAATTACCTCTAACATTTAATGATAGACTTTTATTCTGCAATTTTTTCTTCCTCTTGGTTAATAATCTGCATTCCTATAATCGGAACTACTTTCAATTTATCACCTCCTGAAGTAATATCCAGCTTCTCGCTGTACTTTTTAGGGTTCATTCTTCCCAATACCCATTTACGAGTATCAAGTTGCAACCTTGACCTATTTACAGCTACCATACTTTGTTGTCTGTTTCCATTAACATCATAGTAATAGTCTTTACTACCATCATCAGCAAGTTCCAACATATCATCAAAGATATTATCAGCTCTTATTTCAGTAGCTCTCTTATATAATTCTATTCTTTCGGGATTATCGTTTAACCAGCGGTAAAAAGTACTTCTATCAATCAGGGAAGATTCGTTATCTAATATGTTTTTAAGTGAACGCCCCAATTCTATTTCTTGGATTATATCCAAAAACACTTTATCTCTTTCCATAATTATATTTAATAATAATTGCTACAAAGTTACAAAATTAATTAATAGTATTATATATTATATATATTTTTTTTAATAATAATAATATTTTATAAAATAAAGGAAATAGACCCCCCCCCTATTTCTTGATACACTTTTTAGGGGGGGGGTATAAAAACGCACTTTTTTTTATTTTTTATTCAAAAACATCCTTTCTTGTTATTATTTTCCTACAAATTGAAAAGTTATAGAAAATATCAGAAAAATTTTTTAGCACCTTAGACTATTTACTGGGTTAAACGACAACAAACGGCTTTTTATTTATTTTTAATACTTGTAAGAAAATACTGCATTTAAAAAGTTATATTGTGTGGAAAAAATTTGTGGAGGGGGTCAGTCATATAATATATCTTTTCATTCCCCCCCCCTGTGGTCGTTTTTCTTGGTTTATTTGCTTTTTCGGGGTCAAAGATCTGGAATTTGCGATTTTTTCGGTGTGCTATGTGCTTTGTGTGTCGCTTCTGCGGTGTCACGCAAAAAAAAACCTCGCAAAGATAAAACTTTTAGAGGTTTTTTATATACGTTCCCGCGATTTTTGGGGCTGTCGTCTGCGGTGGATTTTTGTAAAATTGCCGTTTTACTGCATTAAATTACTTATAATATAGAAAAATATAAAAAATAATATTGCAAAAAAATAAGCAATAAACGGTTCAGGTTTTTTATTTTGCATAATGTAGGGATTTATTTAATTTCAAATGTTGCAATAGTTCGTATACATCCGCACAATTATTTAACTCGCAATAGTATTCTATTTCCATATCTGAATTGATATTCATTTCGTCAATATTATAATAACTGCAACATTCCGAAAATGTATCCCAATAACTTTCTTCCTCTGAAAATGTATCGATTTTATAATTATACTTTTTAACGGTGTTGTATATTTTCGTACTTCCGTACCATTTATAATCATTGTAGGCTTTATAACTATCGTTTGAAAACCAATTTTGTTTTGATTTATCCCAATGACCTTTTGACTCGTTTATAAGTGTGTGGTTTCCGTTATTGTCTAAAAATACCAATTTTGAGCCACTGCCAATATAGTTAGCAATAAATAAATTTGAGGTTTTGCAGTTAATAAAATCGTGTTTGAAGTCTTTTAGTATCTCGTTAAATTGGTATGTATCCGAGTGCTTTACGTTTCCGAGTCCCGATATAACCCCGTTATGTACGAATCCTAAATTATCATTTACATTAAAAGGGTGCAAATTTTCCTTGCCATTTATGCCACTTGTAGCAATTCTAAAATGCAAAACGATTTTACCCGTTTTTGTATTGTTTCTCAATTCGTTGTACTTCTGAAGTAATGCGTTAAATTTGTAGGTTTTAAAAGTGTTTAATTTTCCGTTTGCGTTCCATAAAAGCCCTGCACCCATTTCGTTGTTGTCAAAACTGTTTTTTATCGTTTCTTTGCTCAATTTTCCTTTAGTATTCAATATTGCTATGCACATAATTTCTAGTTTTTATTATCGTTTTTTCTTGTTTTTGTTAAATCAACGCCCTCAAATTTTAGGGTATTTTTCACTATTCTATCGTTTAAAATCTGCATTTTATCGGTATTATAAACTTCGCTTAAAAGTGTTTTAAACTTTGTTTTAATGTGCCAATATGCAGTTCTTACATCTGCCGTTGGGTGTTCCAACATTTTTTCAATTAATTTAGTTCTCCAAAGTAGGGTTTCCACGTTCGGGACTGCCGAAATTATGCGAAATTCAATTCTATTATTATGGATTTTTATTGCTTGGTATTTTTCGTTGTCGTTTTTTAGGTCTTTATTGCTTTTACCTTTACTGTAATTTTTATCAACTCTCCCGTAATATAAGGAGTAAAGGAGGGGAGTATAACCACAAACCAAATTAAAAACTTCTTCACCGTTGCAGTCTTTTTTTGACAAATTTATATGCCCTCCACAAGATGTTGAAAAACTAGCATTTATGTGATCTTTTAAAGTGTCGTTATTATTTATTAAGTCGAAAATCTTTTCGGTGTCAAGTTCAAAAGTAGGACTAATTAGTTCAAAACCTGACCCACTATTCAAACTGCTGTCCTCCTCTTTTCTCCAAAAATAGTCTGTTTCGCTTTCAAAATCGTCTATATTTATTGACTCTAAAATGTCCCTATCTTCTTTTTCTATTTCGTAACCGATTTTATAAAGTGAAATATTATCGAAAATCATTTCTTTATAACTTCCGTTATGGTATCCACGTGTATAATTTTTGCTTTCGCTTTCAGGATAACTAAAATATGCATCTTCGCTTTCGTGCCAATATGCATCGTTATCTGACCATTCTTCAATATCTTGCAAGTAGTGAAAACCATTGTATTCTAGTGCTTCTTCATCGTAATATTTACCATTTATACAAACTAGATAAAGTCTATCAATTGCCAAATTTGAGTAATATTGAGTATTTTTATAAATTTCTACTTCTCTCACATCTTCGGAATAAAAATACTCTTCGTAATATTCGCAAAAAATTGCATCTTCGGCTTCTGCAATATCCCCGTTATGCAAAATAACGTAATAATCTATACTGTAATATAGTCCGTTATGCTCGAAAACGTCTTCGTTTCTGAATTGGTGTTTTGTGCAAAAATCTTTGTTTATAGATTTTATTGCGTTTCTTAAAATTTGAGTTTCCATAATTTTAGTTTATTAAATTGATTAAAAAATTGATTATTAAATAGTATGCAAATATTTGAATTGTCAATATTTGTAGTTTTTGTTTTGATAGGTAGTTTTTCATTTTATTAAGGTTTTAAGTTTCCCGCAAAATTGCTTCGTTAACTTGAATACAAAGATATTTATTTATTTGATTAAAAAACTACTTTTATAAACTTTAACACAAATGGGTATAATAATGCAACAAAACTGGTCTTTTATTGATAATTCTGCAATCAATTTGTTAAAATCATGAAGATGTGCAATTTGTAGGAAAATCGTACCTCTGCGAAGCCCCGTATTTACATGGTTTTTGCGATTAAGGCAATATATAGAAGTTTTGATAGTAGAGTATATTTTGAAAAAAACAATTCTTTAAATGTACCTTAAAATCGTTTTTCTACAAATTTCCTACAAAATTGACTAATTATTAGTCTACCAATTTAGTAGGGTATTAATTCCAGATCCTTGATTTTATTTTTTTAACAATTTGTTATATTTGTAACAATGTTATATTTGTAACAATTTGTTATTTATTAGTCTACTAATTTAATAGGGTATTAAAATCATTACTTTGTTATACCTACTACTGTTTTTTACCTACTAATTTGCTTTGCCCAGATCTGGCTTTTAGATCTCTACTTGGTATGGTCGGTAGTTGAAAATTAGAAATTAGAAATTAGAAATTAGAAATTAGAAATTAGAAATTAGAAATTAGAAATTAGAAATTAGAAATTAGAAATTAGAAATTAGAAATTAGAAATTAGAAATTAGAAATTAGA